TTAGAATAGTCCTGGAAAATAGTTGGGAGTAAAATTATAACATGGAAATGGCTCCCTGGTATAATCGATCATATCTAAGGTTAATACTATGCTTTGCGAATTATAATTTGCACCAATTACAAAAAATCCTGGAAAACTTGCTTCCACATAATTAGGATTACTTGCTAGTATTAACTCTAAATTTATCTGTGTAGGATTTGTTAAGTGTTCGCGTACTAGTTGTATTGCTTCTGGTGTGACATAATTTAGCGTAATGCTGCATCGACCAACACCAGCATCTTCTTCGCTTGGTAAAGTGATCTCTAGGGGTAGAAATATATAGTTTTGTCCACGACTTACAACACCATAAACAACTTCATCATCAGTGGTTAAACCAGTTATTCGTTGAGTAAAACTATCAGCCAGCCTAACAGGTGTGTTAGGCTGGCTGGGGTCTTGAATAGTTAACAATGTAATTAATTGTTCATCCGTTTCACTGGAGAACATTGCTTTAATAGCTTCTGGGCTGAGTTTAGTTAATCTACTCATGGTAATATTTCAAAATTAATCTGTGTTTGCCAGTACCCTGGCGCAAGATATTGTAGTTTAAAAAACTCACCATCCTGTTGAGGTATTATTCGTACCTCAACAGGTGTGTACAGTCTTGGATGCGGGAAGGTAAATCTTTTAGTTCCACGAATGGTTTGTGTTACAAAAGTTTCTAAATCCTGAGTATTTTGTGTAGTCATAATAAAGCTAAGTTGCATAGTACTAGGTCTGCGACTACGTACGCGCTGTTTAGCTGGACCTGAATCAGTTTGGGATCTTATAATATTGATCCCAACTGATTCAGTAAATCCTTTTTGAGGAACTTGTGGAAACCCATTTGCAGTAGGCCAACTAGGAATAGCCATAAATTATCTCCTTGTTACTGATGGTCTAGTCATAAAGTTTCCACTAATTGCTTGTTGCATTGGACTATTCTTTCTGCCCACTTCACTAGCAACCATTTCTCCAACTACAACTTCTATTTTACGATTGCCACGGCTGTCCACTGTTTCTTTAGCTTCTGCTTTTTCACCACTATAATTATTAACTACAACTTCAACATTTTGTTGTTTAGTTGTTATATCCCGTAATCCTATATTTGCGGATACTCCTAAACTACCATCTTTATCTCTAGTTAAAGGCATTATTGCTTCTGGACCTGCTTCTCCCATCAAACCAGTACCTTTTGAGAATTTAAACATTGTAGGTTCAGAAACTATTTTATTAGTAAATGTTCCACCCTTGGCAAATTGTTGCACTCCACTAGTATCGAATCCGGCCCCTCTAGAAAACATAAAGTTGCCGCCCTGATTAAATACAGCGCCGTTTGCAGCACCAAAACCAAACATACTACCAACCATTTTGATTATATTTGCAGAACCGCCCATTGCTTGATAGCCCATAAGCATTTGTTGTTGCAACTCAAATCTAATTAAGCCTTCAATCATGCTTTCTATCATGCTCTTAAAGCTTAGTTTTCCAGTCTTTGTAAATTCTATTATGGCATCTGTCATACCACTAAAAGCATTACGAAATACTTGATCGTAGCCTTGTACTCGCGTAGTAAGCTGTCCTTGTAAGTCTAGTATTGCTAATCGGCCTTCTTTGGCTTTATCTATAGTTGCTAAGTTTGTATTCAATACTTCTTGAAGAGCCCCAGCTTCTCGTTTGTAGTCCTCTATTGCTTCCGGAGTACTACCAGCAGCTTGTAGTTTTTGTGCTAGACTTTGTAGCTGAATCTGGAACTGTTTATTGGCATCAAATTTTGCTTTTTCTGCGTCTTTTACAGCAGCAATTCTTTCTAAGGCTAGCTGTTGATTTCTTAGCTCGTCTTCTGTATAAGCACTGAGTTGTGCGCGTACTCCTAAAATATCTTGTTGATTTTTTAGACCTTGCTGATCTAGTCCAATTTGAGCATCTTGAATAGCATACTGGCTCTCTAATATTTGACGATTTCTATTGTAGAAATTAGTTACTGCTGCTTGACGTTGTTGTTCTTTTAATATTTCTTGTTCAAGTTTTTGTTGAGCTTCCAAAGCTTTTATTATGGCTTCTTTAGCTTCTTTATTTTTTAATAAGGCATACCAAGTATCTAAAGTGGCTTTAGTGATTCCGTCTTTTTCTATTTGTGCAATTCTATCTGTAATTCCGGATATTTCATCACGTATTACTTTAGTTGCTGCAGTTTGATTACGTTCTTGTTGTTCAGTTTGTAGTAGCTGACGCTGTTTAAGCTCTGTTTCACTCAGTATATCTCTAGCACCTAACTTAATTTCGGTTAGCTGCATCTCTAAGTCTTTTTGCTTATTTAAATCTGATATACGTTGATTATCACGTGCACGAATCTGTTCTTGCTTTTGTATAAACTCGTTTTGATCTACAGCCTTACTTTGTAGATTTAACTGAGCGCTTTTAGCAGCAGCGCCGCGAGATGTCATCTGCAATTGTAATAAAGCATTTTGTGTTTGTGGCTCTATGTTGGTTGGTGTCATTAAACTGCCATCACTACGTTTAGATAGCCTACCTAAACTACCAACTGTTTGTAGTTCCTCTGCACGCTTAAGATAAAGATCTATTTGTTCCTTTTCAGTAGAAGTTGGACCGCCTCTTGCATCAGCTTCACGTCTTAGTGATGTTCCACGATCAAAATCTAATCTAGCTTCAGCTAGAGTATTATTTTTAATCATGGTTTCGACTAATCTGGTGGTTTCTGTAAGTTCTTCTCTTCTTAAAGCAATACTTTCTCGTTCTAAACTTGCTTGTGCGGTGACTACTTCTGGCCCACTTAATCCTTGCAATAAATTTTTCTGTAGATCAAGTACTCCTTGTCTCATAGCTCTATCAGCTGCTCCCATAATTAACTTATAGCCAGCCTCAATATTTTTATTGCCTATTTTTATAATTTCTGCTTGTATAGCTTGCATTCTATTTTGAGTTGCAGCCATATCTTCTCTAGCTTGATTTTCTATAGCTTTTGCGGCATCCCTTTGTCTGGTTAAATCTCCTATAATTGCGGGCCTTCCTGTGCGCTCACCATTAGGGCCAACACCTAATTTTTTAGCATTCTCTTCGTCGATTTTAGCTTGAAACTTATCTATCACTAATCTGGCTTCTAATATTTTTTGCTCGCCCTTTGTTAAAACTGCTTCTATTTTTGGCAATTCTTCAGCCATTTTCTTTAATTGCACTAAAGATTCGGGGCTTACTAATGCAAGGGATTTTGAACTTTGCAATGCTTCTTTAATGGCTGCAATACTTGTTTTTGCGTCTCCTGCAGCTATTTTAAAACCTGTGCCAAGTCTAACAATACTTTCGCCAAACTTAGCTATAGGCTCATTGGTTGATAGGCTTTGAATTAGTTTATCCGACTCATCCCGCGCACTTCTAACATTTTCAGCAAATGCCCTTGCATTTTCTCCTGCCTGTATAACTTTTTGTCGCTGTTCTATAAAAGCTGCAGACGCTTCTGCTGCAAGTTTAGTTGCACCCTTTTTTCCGGCTTTATCTATAGCTTTTTCTATGCCAGCTTCTGTAAGATCGGTTGTACTAAGTATACTAGTTAATTTTTGTTTTAGAGCCTCTCTTGCTGGACCCTCTGGAACTTGTGCTAATTGTTGAGTTATATTTGTGCTAACATTATATGCTAAATCTTGAAACGCACTTTTAACTCCTGGAGTATACTCTAATATAAATTCAAAAATTTTATCAACTGTGCCTGCTTTTTTCTGAGCACGATCAAAAGCAGTATTCATCTCATCGATCGCACTACCTAAATCCTTAAATACATTGGCTCTAGCAGCTAGTGAGGCTGTAGTTATTGCGTCTTCATATTTAGTTAAAGTAAGTATGCTGGTTTTTACTATTTCAGTATTACTTTTTATTGCAGAATTAAATATTTCTACTTCTTTTGCATTTTTGGTAAACTGTGCTCGTAATACGGCAGCTACTCCTACTACAATACCTATTGCGGCCCCAACATTTCCTAAAGCACTTAGAACCATTCCTACAGAAGTTGCTGCAGCTGCCATTGTACCAACAAATCTTGTTCTAAACTTATTTATTGGTCCCATCTCTGTGGACTTTTTAACTTCCTCGTTAAGTTTAGACATGGCGTATATAAATCCGCCAGCTTCAGTATTAGCACCTACTTGTGAAAGTATAGTTAGTCGCTCAGCTCTAGCACCAGCTTGCTCACTAATTCTTCTACGCATCCATTCGCCAAAACTAGATCTTTTAGCTTGCTCTTCTTGTTGGTCTCTTGCTTTTATAACATCTTTTTCTGCGGCAGCTAGAGCAATTGTTGCATTTCTTAGTTCTAATATCCTATCTTTATATGCTAGAGTTTCAACAGTATTTTCCTTCATCAATCCACGTATTTGAGACTGAGATCTAATAAGATCTTTTGGGTCTTGTCCGAAAGTTCCTGCGGCAGCGGCACTAATAGTTTTTGTAACACGTAAATTGTTTTCTTGTTGAAACTGTACTAAGTCTTTTGAAGCTTGCTTTACACGAGCCTTAGCATCGTTTAAGTTCTTTTCAAGCTCTGGTATATTTAGTTTTATATTGCTACGTTCCAGAAACTTTGCTCCAAAACTTTCATTTATCTCTTTTGCTTTTTGTTTTGCTGTTTGTGCAGTTTTTACTAGTTCATCTCTCCAGCCAACCAGTGCTGGTATAGCCATAGTAGTTAATTTAGCTGCTACTAATGTTAATACAGTTGCTAATGCGCCGGTATTATTTGATAATAAACTTACTAAAGGCACTAAGAATTTATTAACTAACTCTAAGCCAGCTGTTGCAAGATTTCTAATACTTGCCTCTAACTTTTGGTATGGGTTAGCATCTAACTGCAACTCATTAAACTTATCGCGTGCTTCTGTAAGTACTGCATTAGCAAAAGCTTGACGACGCTCAAAGTCTGTTAAACTAGCTACTGATTTGCCAACTTTTGCTGCATAATCTTCAGTAGCTTTACCTATCTTAGTAAATAAACCTAATTCGTCTAATAGTTCTGGTTCTAGTTTAGTAATACCACGGGTTAAACGGCTAATAGCATCTGTCATATCTAGACCTAAAGCTTGTGAAGCTACCTTAGCATATTGGCCGATTTCAATAACTTGTTTACTGCTTAATCCTGCAGCCGTAGCTTTATTTACAGTAGTTACTGCTTCGCGTAAGCTAATAGCATTATCAGTTGCTTCCACCAATCGTTGACTTAGTGATCCTAATGCAACACCGCTAGCGGCTCCAAATTGGTCCATGCCCTTAATCATATTTGTAGTATTAGCAGCCTCTTTTAGAGCATTAAAAGCAGCGCTAACAGCAAATAAGTTGGCAGCAACAGTTGCGTACACACGTACCAATCCACCCAAACCTTGAGCTTGGTTTGCAAAGTCTCTGGCGCTGGCTCCGGTAGTACCCATACTGCCACGGGCACGACCGTACTCAGTGCCTTCACCCTGTTGTTTATAGCGAGAAGCCGGA